ATAAATGCTTGCTCAGTATAACGCTGAATGCCTAACATGTCAGTGTACTGCCGTGGAGTTAGAACAATTGCACGTCCATCTTGAGGTACGTCAGCTAGGTCTAGCTTTTCAATCATACCACGAATTGCTGCATCACCACCAGTTGCTAGTGAAATAGCATTACCAGTACCTGAACGGTCCCAATCAGAAAGTACACCAGCATTAGTAAATACTTGTGCCTTGTTCCAGCCTGAGTTACCTGCTGTACCATTACCACCGTTAAGTGCTGCTGCTTTGTTAAACAAGTCTAGGTCGACCTGTGTACTTAGAGCATATCCAGCATCTTCTGTGTAGAATCTACGTAGAGAGCTCAATGCTTGAACCTCTGCCATATCTTCAATTAGCACTGAGTATTCATAGTGCTTGTCGATGCTTAACGCTGTGTTGCCATGAGTATCGCCTTGAATCTTAACTAGCGAGTTCTCTCCCTTTGAAGTTGCTGAACCACGTACCGGTGTTGGGATGTTGATTGTATCACCCTTCTTACCTTTGTGGTTGATGCGAGTTACCAAATTAGCTAATACTAAGTTTTTTTGATAACTGGCAATAACTTCGTCACTCCACAACTCTGGAATAAAAGTTGCAGCTGTAGTGACTGTTTGGTTATTAGTACCAATTACACCTGTTGCCATTTTATATATCTCCTATATATCTTATTATTTTACCCTCCCCTCTGCGTAAGCTTCGTAGATTTCATCTTCTAAACTCTGATAACGCTTTGGGTCAGTCTGTTTTAAACGTATTAAATCAGCACGCCTGTAAATCTTTTTACCAGCTGTTGACTCACCGGAAGCTCTTGATACTCCTTCACCTGCTTTCATTGCAGTATCTCTTTTAGTCTTTTTGCTTTCATTTACTTCTTTCGTCTTAGAAATCATTTGTCTTTCTTTCCAAGTCGTAAGCAGTTCATTAGCTGCATCAAAGTCATAAGAGTCTGCTTCTTTATACAAGCGTTGTCTTACCTTGCTTCCATTTATCCACTCCTGAAATCCTCCGTCAGTGATGACTTCTTGGAAATCTGGATGTGCCTTTTCGAGTTGTTGGGCAGTCAAAGCAGCTTGTTGCTGTTGTGTCTGTTCCGAAAACTCTCTGAACCTAGGATGATTATCTATAATTTGCCTTACTGCTTCTTCAGGATTATCATAAAAATCTGCTGGCTCACTTGTGGTAGTCTGTTGGCTTTGTGTACTTATCTGTGATTGCAAATAAGAATCAGTTAGCTTTCTAAGTTCACCAATCTCTTGCCCTTTCCTACCTAGTTCTTTCTCTAGGTTTTCATAGGCTTCAGCTATTTCTGATGAGGACTTACCTTGAAATTTCTTAGGAAGCTCAGGCTCTGTTGTTTCTGGCTCTTGAGTTACTTCCTCGTTAACTTCATCCTCTACAGCTAATGCTTCTAAAGATTCGTTTGCTTGCTCTTCTACTGGTTCTTCATGAACCTCAGGGTCTACAATTTTACTACTCATGCTTCTTACCTCCGTCTTTTAAGATTATGGGGGTTATAAAAATGTTAGAGCTGGTACTAATCCAGTTGTTCTAACGCTAGTTTGGTAGCTTCCTCTAAATTAATAAACATGTTTAGGAAAGATACCTGACCTCTACGTAAGTGTAGAGTCTTTTCATCTTCAATGTCATAGATTTTTTCAAGTGACTCTGCTAGTTTAGTGTACTCTTCTAACAATACACGCCAGCCATCATGTTGAATCATGTCTAATCGTTGTTCTAATACTTCTCTATCTGTCATTTAGCGTGCCAGTTTTTTAGCTGGCTTTCTTTTTTTCAAAGGTTTAAATGAACTTATACTTTTATTTCTTTTATTAGCAGCTTTTAATAGTCTAAGCTTTTTTTCTGCTGCTGTTTCTGTTTTTACTTTATTTCTATTTTTCATTGATGGGCTCATCTTAGATTTTACTCTAGGCATTGGAATAGCTGTTGATTTTTTAGTTTGTTTTTTCATATATTCTCCTGTTATCCATTCATTGCCTTAGACAAATTAAGTATAGTTTCTGAGTTTAGATGTTCTACTTCAGGTACATTACGTGCAGTTTCTGACTGTATACCTTTTATTCTTACCATCTTCTCAGCTAGTTCTAGTTGTTTCTTAGCTAAAGTTTCATTAGATGCTTTATCACCTGCATCTACTTGTAGCTTCTGTGCTTCTGCATATAGCTTATTAATGTCTGCTTTGAGTTCCTCTAGCTCAAGCATAGACTTTTGCATTTCTATTTGTTTAATCTGTTGTTCTTCAGGGTTAGGTTGCATCATTTGATTGATTGCTTGTACTAACTGTGTCCTGTTAGACAGTGATGAGTTCTCAAATATACTCATTAATATAACAAAGAATGCAGGAGAGCCTTGTGGTGTCATAGATAACAACTGTACCATCTGTGTTGTTTCTAATTCCTTAGCCATAATACCTAGACTACTGTAAGGTTTAAACTTAAAGTCTACTGCTGGATATCTTTCGTTATCAAACTGTATACGTCTGTTTAAAGTCTTATTAATCATAGGAATCAAGAATGAATCTTGGAAATTCATTAGCGTTCTCTTTTGACGTTTGATAGATGCTGCTTGGAGCATTGACATACCACTAGCAGTTCCATTCCGAGGATTGGAAAAGTTACTGTTAGCTGTGTCCATAGCACCAGTACCCATCTGAACCATGCGTTCTAGCTCTGCTGCTTCGGTAAATGTCGACTGGGATAGACTACCAAAGTTCAGTGGCATTAGAACGGATTTAGGGTCGCCATTTGTGAGGATAGTCTTACCGGGACGGACATCAAATTTTGTTCCACGTGGTAGACGAGTGGCATCTAAACCCATCATTGGGTGTGTCGTGAGTGCTAAGGCGTCAATACGAGCTCTCAGTTCAGCATCTAAAGCTTTCTGTGGATTATATCCCTTTTCAGCCACACCCCTACCCCAGAACTTCGAGGGAACACGGTCATTTTGATAGGCAACAAACGGTCTATCATTTAACATGTATGGGTTTTCTGCTGCTCTTAGTACGCAATCGTCATTAGCAATTGTAACAACTGCTTCAACTAACTCATCATCATTGTAGTCAAACTGGTCTACGCTGCTTGAGTTACCACTAAGAAATCTTTTAGGAACTAATCCCCAATATTCTACAATCTTTACTTTGTCATCTTCATCAGAGTCACTAAACTCTTCATCAAAGCCAAAGTCTGCTTTGTCATAACTACCTAATGGCATATCATTATATATACCATCCTTCATACCCTTAGTAATCATATATCTTGGTTTAATTACTATGTGGGCAACACCTAATGCTTCATCTATTGTTGTAGCTGTAGGGTCAATAACAAATTCTTTTGGTGATACTGATTCTAACTTAACACATGTGTATGGTATTTCCTGTGTTCTAGTAGCAGTTGTCATGGTCCCCGGTACTGGCTCTTCAATAGCCACCATTTCCATTTTATCCTGTACTAATACCTTACCAATACCTGTACCAAATATAGCACCGTTAAGTAAACACTCTGCAATAGCGTCTTTTACTCCATCTTTTGTTAAATCTTCATGGAGTAAATTACGTATGTACTCTGCATCTTGTTTGTTTTGGTCAAGGATGTCATCTTCTAGGTCAAACCAACGGTTGCCTCCAAAGATTGCTTCCTCTAATTCTGCTACTGTGGCTTCAATTGCCTGTGATGTGGCTGGAGAAATTAATTTACTCTTCTCTGACTGCCTTGTTTTGTCATCTGTTGCCCAAATACCACGCCATAATCTGTAATATTCGTCCCACTTAGACATATAGTTAGTATTCCTGTGGTCCTCCCACTGGTCTACTCTGTCTAACACCCATTCTCTTAACTGACTGTGTGGACTATCTAGGTAATCTTTCTCATCCATAAATTAATATCCTGCTATTGCGTCCATTGGTTCCCATTCGTCTAGTTCTATACTGCCTGCGTAGTCTGCTACACTGACTTGGTCTATATATGCAAGGCTATCCAGTAAGTCATCATGGCTAAGAGGGGAAGGAAAGTCCATCATTTGGGAAATAAAGTAGTCATTCCAACTTGCCTTTCTAAATTTTATCTTACCATGCTCTAGTCGTCCTTGCAGCGACCATGTAATTCTGTCTATCTTTCTTTTACCGCCATGAGTAACATCTGTTATGTTAACCCATCTACCGTGTGTCCTCATCTCATCTTCGAGATAAGGCATGATTGCGTTCTTTAACGCTCCGGCTTCAATTCCGACAGTAGTTGCTTGACTTTCAATTGCAGCCTGTAGTATTTTAAAAGCAGTTTCTTTAATACCCCATCTACCATGATATATATCCTTTACTAACCATTCATCATTAACAATCTTAACTACTGATATTGCTGTTTCGTCTAACTTACTTGACTTTAAACCTCTGTCTTTACTTGCTGCTTCAAACCCTGCTGGGTCTACTGCTACTACATAATGACCTATTGTACCTTCCGCAAAGTCTGTTTCATTATCGACATACTTAATCCACTCTTCCTTAAATATTCCTCCTGTAAAGGATTCAAAGGTGGCTTCAAATTCTTGCCTGAACGCTTGAGTAGACATTGTACTCTTTGCAGCAGCAATTTCTTTGGGGTCCAGTAATGGATTATCTGTGGAATTAAATTGAAATGCTTGCCAGTCATTATCTTGTTGTGCTTCTATGTATAGTTTATAAAAATGATTCTTTCCTGCAGGGGTACCAATAAACATAGCACCACCTTTTACATCTGCAAGAGTAGGTCTTAAAATCATTTCCCACACTTCAGGCTTCATACTGGCATATTCATCGAGCACCACGTACTCTAATCCCACGCCCCTCAAAGTATCTGGTCTATCTGAGCCTTTAAGGTATATCTTTCTGTCGTTGACTAAAGTTAACACTGCTGTGTTTTCGTGAGCAGCTTTTATAACATCCTGCCCTAACTCCTTTAGCATACCCCACATAATATCTTTTGATTGTTGGAATGTGGGACCAACGTAAAATACGTCTTTGCTTTTGCTTTGTAGTGCTTTGATTAATAAAACCCAAGCAGCTAACCTTGACTTACCAAATCTTCTACCTGCTGCAACAACTTTAAAACGAGCAGGAGATTTAAATATCTCCATCTGAGCATCATGAAGTGAAACTTTAATATCTGCCATTATTCGTCTATGGCATCTATTACTTCACCTTCAAAGGTAGCTTGTTCCTGTGCTTCCTGCTTTTCTATTGCCTTTACGGATTCAACAATAATATTTATTCCTAAATCCTGATGTTCGTGTTTTATTTCAACAGCTTTATGTGCTGGAACAATTCTATCCATGCACATCTTTAAACAATGTCTATCTCCTGCTAAAGCTAACTCGATAACCTTGTCAACTATCTCTGGTCCTTTAGCTGATAATACTTCTCTGCTTAAAGCTGTATATTTGTTTATCGAACCTACGGGTCTGCCGGCTGGATTCAATGAGGGCATGCCCTTGTATAAATTGGGATTACCTACTTTCTTCTTTTTTGTTTCCTTTGGCATACCTTTGTCCTGTGTTAAAAAGGGAGGTTCTATACCCCTATTATACCACGCTTTGTTCATAATTGCAACACTTTTCTCAAAAAAGCTACTAATTGTACCTTTGGGTTAGTAAATTGCTAATGTAGGGTCCAAATTCTATCTCATGTGCTATTGAGCTAAAGTTTAACTTTCGAAATTATAAAAAAGGGTCCCCCCCGTGGCTGTGCGTGGCTCAGAATGGCAACTTCTGACCAGTCATGGCTCATCATGGCAACGGGGGATTGTGGTCCAGTGTGGTCAA